TGTAGCAGGTATTGTGCCTGAGTTGATTGATTTGAAGTTTTTATATGTCGAGATTGATAGTTATGTTTACTACAACTCAAACTTCATAGGTGATCCAGAAAATCTCAAAACAGATGTCATTTCTTCATTGACCTCTTTTGCAAGCGGTCCTGAGTTGAATAAGTTTGGTGGTAGATTCAAGTATAGTAAAGTATTGTCACTTATTGATAGAGTCGATGATTCTATCACATCAAATATCACCACTATAAGGATCAGAAGAAACTTAGTTGCTCAAATCAATCAGTTTGCACAATATGAAATATGTTTTGATAACACCTTCCATAGAAATGAATCAAGTTATAATATAAAGTCTACTGGATTCAGTGTATCTGGAGTACAGGGGACTGTATACTTCTCTGATCAGTTCATTTCAGGTAATAAGGGATCATTGTTCCTATTCCAAATTGATTCTGACTCATCAGTCAAGATATTATCTTCATCATTTGGATCTGTAGATTATGAGAAGGGTGAAGTAATTTTAGACACAGTGAATATAACATCAACTGTATTGTCTGATAACATTGTTGAGATTCAAGCTATACCTCAATCAAATGATGTGTTAGCAAGGAAGGAATTGTATTTGCAGTTTGACGTTGCGAATAGTAATTTCTTGATGAGAGAAGATCCTATATCAACAGGAGCAAATACTTCTGGAACAAGATATAATCCTCAATCTAGTTACACTAATGGTGCCAAAGTAAGAGGAGCAATCATAACTAGCACATCCACTGCCAGCACACTGGTTGGATATGTGAACGGACAACCTTATTATGGTGCCTTCCACACCATGCCAAATGGCAATAAAATGACAGGTGCATCTCATTCCCCTGATAGTCTACCAATAACAAGCACCCCAACAAGTGCGATAGATACATCATCGACACCTATGTCTACAACTTCGACATCAACTACATCATCAAGTTCAAGTTCATCATCCAGTAGCGGATACGGATACTAATGATCCAAACATCTCTTACGAAAGTAAAAGTACATGAAATAATTCAAAGTCAAATACCAGAGGTAATTGACAATGAGAATCCTCGCTTTGGCGAGTTCATGAAGCAGTACTATATTTCCCAAGAATTTCAAGGGGGAGCAATTGATATAGCTGATAATCTTGTAGAGTATAAGAGTCTTAATTTTCTAAACCCTGAGACTCTTACTGGGATTACTTCATTGTCACAGTATGCAAATGGTAGAGATACTACGATATATGTTGACTCTACAAAAGGGTGGCCGAATCAATGGGGACTCCTCAAAATAGATAATGAGATCATCACATATACAGGAATAGGTAGCACTACCTTTACAGGGTGTGTGAGAGGATTCAGTGGTATAGAGAATAATAGAAAAACAAATAGTCCTGAGTATCTTACTTTTTCACAGACAGGTATAGGCACACATGCTGTAGATTCTAAAGTAATCAACCTTAGTAATGTATTCCTAAATGAGTTTCTAAAAAAACTAAAGAAACAAATTTTACCTGGTTTTTCAGAGAGAAATTTATTTAATAAATTAGATCAAAGTAATTTCCTTAGACAATCAAAAGATTTTTACAAATCAAAGGGAACAGAAGAAGCATTCAAGATACTATTTGGTGCTTTATATGGTGAGAAGGTTGATATGATTCAACCGTCAAAATATATGATAAGTCCATCGGACGCTGAGTATAGAGTCAATGAAGTTCTTATATGTGAATTGATATCTGGTAACCCTTTGAAGATATCTGGTAGTAGTATAATTCAAGAAACGACACCACTACAAACCAGTGGTTCGATCACAGGAGTAGAGAGGGCAGTCTTTGGTAACAAAACATATTACAAAATCGCTTTGTCAAAAGGCACTGTTATAGGTAAGTTTCAACAGATTGGTAAAACATTTATAACAAGATCAGCACCTGTGGGATCTACAGTGATAGATGTGGATTCTACTGTTGGGTTTGGTGTCACAGGTAGTATTGATTTTGAAAATAGAAAGATATCATACTTAGGAAAATCACTTACACAATTTACAGGTATATCAACACTGACATCTCCTTGTGGTATTGGATCTACAGTAAGATCTGGTATTGTGGCAACTTCGTATGAGGATGGTGATCTATCTAAACCAGTAAAATTCAATGTGCTAGGTGTTCTCAACAAATTTGAAGGATCTGCAATCAATCAACAGGAAGATGCTGAAATTAATATCAAACAACTTGGTAGAATTGAAAATGACCTGAGATTTAGTACATGGATATACAATACAGCATCGACATATGCTATTGAGAGATATACACTCAAGAGCACTAATAGTTACAACTTCAAACTTGCAGCAGCAAACTTCTCTCTCTATGTGGGTGATGAGATAGAGGTAATTGATCAAACAGACCCTGATAATAAGTTGAATGGTACGATAACATTCGTTTTTGATGAAGATCAAGACGATTCAATATCTGTAAGTGTGCCTACACTTGATACAACAAAGAAATATAAGATAAGAAGAAAATTAAAAATACAAGCAAATAGCACAGCTGACGTGCAGAACACATATAACGATGGAAGTGCTGTGCATGTTGCTTCTAATAGTTTGCCACATTGGTCAATTGATCCACAAAAAAGAGTTAGATCTTTTACTAATGTTGGAGTCAATACAACACAAGTAGAGATTACTGTATCAGATCATGACCTATATGATGGTGACTTAGTAACATATTCTTCATCTGGTATAGGCACATTGACTAACCTGAATGATGGTGAATCATATTACGTAAAGAGAGTTGATAGTAATACAGTCAAATTAGCATACACTGGAGAGAACGTAAGAAGAGGTCAGTTCCTGACTGCGTTTATAGGTAACGATATTGGTTCGCAGACATCACATACACTCACACCATCCAACTTATATGGCACTGACTTGGGTGCACAAAAAATCCTAAGGAAATTTGGAGAGCCTGAATTTGGTGTAATAAAGGATAAGACAGTACAGGGTGGTGTCGGACTATTTGCAAATGGTGTCGAAGCATATTCTTACAAGTCATCCGACATAGTGTATTTCGGACCTTTGCAGAGTGTAGAGGTATTAAATACTGGTTCTAATTTTGATATTGTCAACCCACCTAAGTTGACAGTCTCACAGGATGGACATACAGGTGCTGCAGCATCAGTGATTGCACAAGTAGAAGGAACACTAGAGGAAATACTTGTTGAGACTGAAGGTTCTGATTACGAAGAAACACCCACAGTAAAAGTTATTGGTGGTAATAATACAACAGCCATAGCAAAAGCAAAGATGAAGTTAGTTCATCAAATTGTTGAATTTGATTCAACATCAACTGGTGGTGTGGTCAACACTGACACTGACAGATTTGTATTTCCACAAGTGCATGGATTTGAACATGGTGAGGAGATCATATATCAAACAAATGGTAGCACAGGCATTGGTATTGGAATCACACCTGGTGTTCTTGTTGATACAGCACCTTATTTTGTTGTAAAAATAGATGACTTCCAAATTCACATATCAGAATCAAAAACTAAAGCGTTAGCAGGTATTGGAACTATAAATCTTACCGCTAATGGTGGAGGTCAACAGAGTTTCAAAACTATAGCAAGAAGACAAAAAGTTGATAAGATCTTAATTGAGGATGCAGGTCTATTCAAGAATAGAGAGGTGCACACTAGCACAGGTATCAATACATTTACTGACACCATTGTAATTCCTTCTCATGGATTTGATAATTCAGAAATAGTAAAGTATTCATCAACTGAATCTGCTATAGGTGGTCTTACAATAAACAGTCAATATTTTATTGACAAGATTGATGATGATAGTTTCAGATTATCTAATGATAAAGAATTATCATCATACATTAGTTTGAATGACAGTGGTTTGGGTGAGCACATATTTCAAGATCCCCCAATATCTATAGACATAAGTGGTAGACAAGGTATATCAACAATCAACGCAACTGCAACACCTATTATAAGAGGAAAGATATCTGCGGTTCATGTAAGTAACAAGGGCAGTGATTTTGGATCTACTGTTATAAACGACAACTTCAAACCAGTTATTGAACCAACTATTGGTGAGAAAGCTTTCCTTCAACCATTTATTGTGAATGGACGGGTAGATCAAATCATTATCAAGAATGGTGGTGAAAACTTCTTCAGTGCAGATATTGTGATTGAAGGTGACGGTATTGGTGCAAAAGCAAAAGCTAATATATCTAATGGTGTTATAACAAGCATTGATATCATAGACAAGGGTGCTGGATATACTCAATCACAAACAACCGCCAAAGCAAAAACACCAGGCCAAGGTGCTATATTCTCAAGTGAAGTCAAAAAGTGGACTATCAACCAAGTAGAGAGATATGCCAAGTTTGGTGACGTAAAAGATGACGATGGATTCTTAGAAACACCTAGAGACAGTGATTTAGGTAATCCTTATGTAAATTATTATGTTCCACGCAATCTTAGAAATTTCCTAGGTGATTTAGGACAGGATCACTCACCTATTCTTGGTTATGCCTATGATGGACATCCAATATACGGACCTTTTGCTGTTGTTGATGGTAAGAAGAAGTATATTGAATCAAGTTATCGTAAGTTAGCGAGTCAAAGGGTTGACGGACCTAATATCAATATCTACCCTGCTGGATTCTTTATTGAAGACTTTACATACGTTGAGGGCACAGGTGATCTTGATGAACATAATGGTAGATTCGCAGCAACACCTGAGTTTCCAAATGGTGTGTACGCTTATTACACAACGGTAGAAGAAATAGAGGTAAACAACCCTAACAGCCCATTCAACAACTCTAGGACACCACTATTCCCATACATTATTGGTGACACATATCATTCTAAGTTGCAGACATTCAATACTGCATATGAATCAAATCAAGATTTAGATCTTCCATCTCTTGGTCTTGTAAGAAACACTGAACCTTATAATATCAACGAGTATGAGTACGTAGCTCAGGCAAATAGAAATACACTAATAAACTCAAAGATAGAAAAAACAAGTAGTGGTGATATAGAGAGAATTGATATTGTCACTGCTGGTAAAGATTATAATGTGAATGACAAACTATCTTTTGACAATAGTCTTACTGGTGGATTTGGTGCTACAGGTAAAGTCAATTATGTAGAAGGACCTGGCATCACCACTATCACATCGACTATCACAGAAATAG